GATGTATTAGTTCACTCAGAACCTTATGATCCTGCTATTGCTGAAGAGGCTCTTAACTGGTTAGCGGGAGTTAAAGACTCAGAGGTAGTACCAGATCCTGAGAGAGATCAGAATTACTGTAAGTCATACTGTAAGTACTTTGATATTACAGGTGAGATTGGTTGCTCTGGCTTAAAAAAAGAACGTATCAAGGATGACTTACCTGTTATTGAAGATAACAATGTTGATCACTCAGCCTTGATGTACCTACAATTAGATCAACAAATCAAAGAGCTGACCGAAAAGCGCGACTCATTACGAACTGCGTTTGATGGTATTACTGGAGAGACTGCTAGTGGTGTTCAGATAACCTGGACAACTGTTAGTGGCAGGGCTACAGTTGACACAGCCGAAGTAGAAAAACTATTAGGCTTTGTACCAAAGGTGGAGGGACAACCTTTCGCTAGATTAAATATAAAAACTGGAGGAAAATAAATGGCTGCACCTGAATCTACTAAGTTTCAGATCAACTATAAGTTGGCTGATGGAACATTAGTTAATCTATATGCGGTAAGTCAGACAGAGTTAGAGGCTTCTCTAACATCAATTGCTGATCTATCAACACTAATTACTTCTACTGGCACCACACTTGGTGCTACTGCACAACCAAGTGGTGGCGCAGTTGCCTATGCTAAGAAAACTTTAGGCGCAACAACAATCTCTACACCAACTGGTGATGCACCCGATTGTAAGCACGGGTCAATGAGCTTTAGATCTGGACAAGGAACTAAGGGTCCTTGGAAGGGATGGATGTGCGCTGCACCTAAAGGTGCAACAGATAAGTGCGATACAGTCTGGATTAGATAACTAATGCGGGGGCCTGCTTATTATGAGGACCCACTCTGTCAAGAAATCTCCATTGAATTATTCTTTCCCGAACTTGGGGAAGACAGAGTACTGATATCACAGTTAAAATCAATGTGTAAGAGATGTCCCCACTTGCAAGAGTGTGCAGAGTGGGGCATCAAGAATGAACGGTTTGGAATATGGGGCGGTCTTAGTGCAGTAGAACGCAAGAGGATTCGCAGACAACGAGGTATATCCTTGAGAGAGGCAGACGTTGCTTAATTTACGCAGAGCTTGGAATAGCACAACTACAAAGGCTACTCCTCTACCTGATGTTTGGAATGATCTAAAGTCCAAGCAGATTAGGTTTAGAAGAGGACAGGTTTGTATGGTTGCTGCTGCACCGAACGCTGGTAAATCTATGTTTGCTTTGGTCTATGCGATCAAGGCAGATGTGCCAACGCTTTTCTTTTCAGCCGACACTGATATAGCTACTGTGATGCTGCGAACTGCAGCACACATTTCAGGTCATAATCAAACTCTGGTGGAAGAAAACTTAACTAAGAATAGTAAATACTATGATGATAAGTTTGATCAAGTAAAGAACATTCAATGGGTCTTTGATTCATCACCATCTTTAGATGATATAGAGATGGAGATCAAGGCTTATATTGAACTTTATGGTATCCCACCAGAGTTAATTATCATAGATAATTTAATGAATGTAGCAGCAGAATCAGATAATGAATGGGCTGGTCTTCGTCAGATAATGGTGGAGTTGCACGATATGGCTCGCAAGACTGAAGCCTGTGTGATGGTTCTTCATCACGTCAGCGAACAGTCTGAGTATGGTTCCACTACTGAACCACCTCATCGCAGATCTATTCACGGTAAGGTATCGCAACTACCAGCAATGATCTTGACCTTAGGTTATGAACCTATTGGACAGTTGCTTAGAGTTGCTGCAGTTAAGAACAGATTTGGTAAGCACACTGCAGATGGTAAAGATTACATATCTTTGTTTACAAACTATGGTTCTTGTCAGATCAGTGATGCTGATGAGTATGGTCGTATGCTTAACAGAGATGCAAGATTTGAAAGTATGAGAGACAAGGTTGGTTAATGGCTAATACGGAGATTCAATATGTCAAAAAGAAAATTAATCAGTTGGAAAGTGATTTTGCTGCTTTTAGTTCTATACTTATTCAGGCAGGAATTATTGAAGTATATGAAGAAGATGGCAAGCAAACATATAAAGTAAACAAGGTAAAGGTAGATGAGCGCAAAGAATAAACGTAAGGGTGCATCCTTTGAACTAGATGTAATGAAGTGGTTTAGATCTAAGGGTGTTAATGCTGAACGCTTGCGCTTATCAGGACAAAAGGATGAGGGTGATCTAGTAGTTATTATTGCTGGACAAACCTACATCTTAGAGTTAAAGAATACTAAGTCATTAGATTTACCGCAGTTTTGGAGAGAGGCTGTTGCTGAAGCTCAGAACTATGCTAGTGCTAGAGGTATCAAACCAGCACCTTTATCTTATGTAATAGCAAAGAGACGTAATGCAGGTATAGAACAATCTTGGGTAATCCAAGATCTACAACAGTGGTTGGAGGAGAAGGATGCCTTGGAGTAATCCTGAAAACCAACAGTGGGTTATTGATAAAGTCAAACAACTACAACCTAAAACAATTATAGATGTAGGTGCTGGTGCTGGAACTTATGCAGAGTTATTAAAGCCTTATATGCAATCTCGTTTTATTGGAGTAGAGATATTCAAGGATTACATAGAAACCTATAAGTTAAAAGAGTTATATGATGAGGTATGGCTAGAAGATATTAGAAAGTACAATAGCCTGCAGGCTGATCTCATTATCTTTGGTGATGTGCTTGAGCATATGACTAAGGAGGAAGCTATATCTGTATGGAAGGTAGCCAGTCAAGGATGCAAGTATGGAATTATCTCACTACCTATTATCCATTACCCACAAGGTGAATGGTTTGGGAACATCCACGAGACACATATCGTTGATGACTGGGATAATATTAAAGTCTGGGAAACCTTTGAAGGTTTAACGGAGTGTATAGTTGGTAAGGAAACTGGAACATATCTAGCAAAGTTTAAGGAGGAGTAATGCCAATACCTAATGGAAAGATAACAACTAGTAATATATTAAAACGAGAACTACCTAAGTTGGTTGTGGTTACTTGCAATCACTGTGCTAAAAGGTATGAAATAGCAGAGGAAAATATAAGGGTTGATAATCACTGTGCGAGGTGCAAATGATTTGCGAACACTGCAAGAAGGGTGGCGAAGAGAATGTTAAGCGCCATTTTAAGTTAGCCTATAAGCACCACTGTAAATGCAAAGGAGACTGCGGATGCCAGCACAAGACTGGTCCAGAAGTAGGAAGTCTGGCAAAGGCGATGGCAGAACCGCTGCGAACTCAATACCCATTGGAGTAGTAGTTCAGTTCTATGGTGGGGAAGTAAGAGAGGGCAGGGCTTGTTCAGTTAGGTGTGTGATGCACGATGACTCTCGTAAGTCAGCAGTGATTAACACAGTAGAGAACCTATACTTTTGTCATACCTGCGGTAAGGGTGGGAACACCGTCAATGTTGTAATGGAGAAAGAAAGTTTGGGGTTTAAAGATGCTCTCGCAAGAGCAATTGAAATCATATCTGCAAGCGGCAACCCGCTACCAGCAGGGTCTAAACGTAGAAACCGCAACGTTTCTAAAAGAACGTGGCATATCTAAAGAGATAGCTGAGTCTTTTGTTTTAGGTACAGTAGTTGATCCACTACCTGAGCATCAGGGTTATGAGGGTTGGCTATCTATTCCCTACTTTACTGCTCTTGGTCTTTGTGTTGGCTTTAAGTTTAGAAGATTAGATGAAGGTAAACCTAAGTATGGTATGGCTGTTGGTCAGAAGACTCATCTATTTAATGTGAGTGCATTACTAGAATCTAAGGACACTATCGCTGTATGTGAGGGTGAGTTAGATGCAATCGTTTGTACTGGTGCCTTAGGTATACCTGCAGTCGGAGTTCCTGGTGTTGCTGCTTGGAAACCACACTTTGCAAAGATGATGAATGGATATGGACAGGTATTAGTTATAGGTGATAATGATATAAAGGAAGATGGTTCTAATCCAGGAGCTGAGTTTTCTAGGAGGGTAGCATCAGAGGTTATCAACGCAACGATCTGTGTGTTGCCACCTGGAATGGATCTAAATGATGTATATTTAGCAAAAGGTACAGAAGAGACAAAACGGATATTGGGGGCAGTTAATGTATGAGGAACTCGGACCTGACGGAATTAGCCGTATGGTTAACGACCTATGGGATCTTGATAATCAAGATAGATTACGAAAACGGAACGATCATAGTATCGCCACCTCTAATCAAGGAATAGATAAAGATTTCATATCTAGTATGTGGAAGGTATTAGATAGTGCAGGTAATTTACTTCTAGATAAGCATAAAGATTATGGTCCAACTAATATCTCTAACGCACCAGGCGGTGCGCTTAATGGATTAAGAGTTCGTATGCACGACAAGACTGCTCGTATCAATCACCTCATAGATACTGGTGCTGAACCTACTAATGAATCTTTAAAGGATAGTTTTGTAGATCTACTTAACTATTCTGCTATTGCAATTATGGTTTTGGAAGGTACTTGGCCTAAGTGACTGAACCAATACGACAAGTATGGCAAGATGGTAAGCGAGAACAAAAGGTTGCTGACTATCTAGCAAAAGAATATAACTGGGAGTTCTATCCGACACCTCGTTATTACTTTGTAGATTACTTAGTAAATAAAAATAAACCTAATGGCTACGCTAACTATATCGGTGGCTTAGAAGTTAAGTGGATGAATAGACCTGCAGATTCTGAGGTTAAGTTTCCATTTCAAAAGCTACAGCGTATGTGGATGACTGAACCATTAGATGATAACCCTGATGCTTTCAATCGTATTGTTGTTAGATATACAGATGCACTACTTATTATTCCAGCCAAGAAGTTAAGATCCTTTGATCCTATATTTGGATTAACTAGAGCAGACACAATGGAGTATGACTTTAATATCCATTTCAACGCAACATTTCATTTCCCTAATTACCTGAAAGATGTAGTGATCACCGAGTAATTCAGCACACCTAGTAGATAAGAAGCGTAGAAAAGTAGATGACTAAAGAATTACACCCGATTATGCAAGACCTAGTACCAGCAGTGGCTAACTCTATTGCTCGTAGGTTTAAGGGTTGGGTAGAGCGAGATGACCTAAGGCAAGAGCTTTATCTTTGGGCTATCGGTAGACAAGGTCAATACTTAGATCAACTTAATGAAGAGAACAAAGAGAAGCGTGAACATAGTGAGCGCAGAATTGCATTTCAGATGCGTAGAATTGCAGAGAAGTATGCTCGTAAGGAGAAGGCTCGTAAGGCTGGCTATCATCCAACAGATGAAGCCTTCTATGATACCGCAACTATCGCTCAGTTAATGCCACATATCCTTGCATCAGTTATTGAAGGTACAGTATTAGAGCAAGCACAAGAGTTAATCAATGATGGTACACCTCGCAAGCAATCAACACCTGCTGAGGGTGGCAACCTCCTTGCTATCTTAATAGATGTAAAGAGATCATACTTAAAGTTAGAAGAAGAAGACAAGATCATACTTCGTATGCGCTACTACGATAACAATACCTTGCAAGAGATAGCACAATACCTAGAGGTAGCAGTATCTACTGCTGATCGTAGATGTACCTCAGCTCTGCGTAGATTACAAGATCTACTGGGTGGGGACACACCTTGGGCATAGATGTATTAAGAGAGTCTGAGTTATTTGATTACTTAAAAGAGTTTCACTTCTCTGATCTAAGTAAAAGTGAAGATGAGTTTGATAGCTTTGATTGTGTCAGTATGGAACATAAGATGTTTATAGAATTAAAATCTAGGAAGACACACTATGACGATCTTTTAATAGAGGAACACAAGTACTCCTCTCTTATAATGGCGGCTGGTATCAGGTCCCTTACTCCCTGGTATATCAACTCCACACCGCTTGGCATCTGGGGGTTTAACCTCTCTAAACTCCCAATGCCTAAGTGGGAAGATAAGTGGCTACCAATTACTACTGAGTTCGCTAACAAGAAGAGCAGGTCTAAGCCTGTTGGTTATTTTAATGTTAAAGATGGAGAAGAGTTTTGATCTACGAATATAGATGTAATACCTGCAACCTAATCAAGTCAGTAGAAAGGTCTATGTATGATAACGAAGATATCCCTCTCTGTTGTGGTGATCTCGCTGTTCGGGTTTATGCTTCTCCTCCTGTAAGTTTTAGAGGTAGCGGCTTTTATACTACTGATAAGTAATTGTGCTACAATTCTCTTAGCCTCTTCGGTTCCTATCCCGAAGGGGCTTTCCAATTAGAAAAGCCCCGCAGTAAATGAACAAAACTGCGGAGCTTTCTGTTGCCCTAGTAAGGAACTCTATTACATTAACAACAGTAGTTGCTTGCCAATCTCCTTAGTATATATGGGTGGTATTGCTTCTACCAACTCGCCCCATATCATCCAATCAATTCCCATTGCTTCTCTTGCTTCTTCAATACTCTTAGCAGTATGACCACCCTTTGGTATCTCATCTCGCATAGATCCATACACACCCACTGGTTTGCCCTGTGATTTATGATCACAAGGTGAACCAACGATAGGTAAATTGCTTTCAAATCTTCTATGTCTTCTAACTTTTAATCCAAAGTATGAACCACACATTTGTATCGGGTTAATTAAAGGTGAGCCTGGCACATTTTCAATAACATAAGGCTTACCACTTGCTATCAACGCCTCTCTTGTTTGTGGTATCAAATCAACCTTATCTGTTGATCTACCTTGAGCGTTGCGTAGGTGTTGAGTTATGCTGTGGGTTTGGCAAGGTGGACTAGCTGCTATCACATCAAAGGATTTAAGAAACTCTATATCCTTCATAAGTTCTAAGCAATCAGCCTGAATAAACTCAAAAGGATATCGCTTCTGCTTCTTTATATCTACACCTACTACCTCAAAGCCTGCTAACTGGTAGCCCTTACTAGCACCACCAGCCTTGCAGTATAGATCAAGTAGTTTCATTAGTAATAGTTGTGCTTAAGAAAGAAGTTGTATGCTTTACAAGGTGTTTGGTATCGCTTATCAATGTATTTAAGACCTCGCAAGATTTGATACTCAGGTCTGCTATCTCTTTCTCTAAGGAGTTGAGCAATTCCATAAGCGCTTGATCCTCGTTGGTTCTTGGCATAGTTGTCAAACCTGCTCTCACGGGTCCAAAGGGACTTAAGACACTCCCACTCTCTTCCTTGCCACCCGAAACCAGCCTGAGCGTAGTCCTTTGCGAGCTTCTTGTTATGGTTCTTCTCATCTTGGGTTGCCTTCCTATTGGATATAACGCCATCAGGTATTTTACCTACCGGTGGTGGAAATAATTTATGATGACCTTGTGTTAGCAGACCTAGTGTTGCCATCAATATCAAGCCATTTCTTACCCATCTTTTCATCAGCTTTTTTCTCCTCCTCTAGATAGGAGCGATAAGTATCAGGGTAGGTATTAGCTAACCTGGTTAGCGCTCTCTCTCTAGCTCTTCGGTAATTACGCTGGCGAACCGCTTGATCGGCAGCAGCTTTAACTCTTTGTGTATTCTTCATCAACTCCATCTCTCTATGCAGTCAGCTATTGTAGCAAGGACTATCGGAGTTATCTCCACGCCATCAATGATAGGTGTGGCATCTTCCTCTGTAGTCATCCACTCAGATACCCTTATTTTACTTCCATTAGGACTATTACGATACCACTTTAAAGCCTCTGAAGCGCTCTCTCCACCCCATATGGCTATGTTTTGGCTATCTGATACCTCATAAAAGGTAATCCTTCTCTGTTGATCGTTAAATAGCTCCACTATATTACCCATTGGCCTTCTTCCTCTCTCTCGCTATCATCTTATCCTCACAATCGGAGCAGGTGTAAGAGTGATACTCAGCGTAATCATACTCGCTTGCACACTCTTTACATTTGACTATATCTAACTCAGTTCCAGTAAGTGCATACTCATCACCCATTAGGTAGCGTGGCTCAGGCATTTTCTTTCTCCTTCTCTCTCTCTACCGCCTGGTCCATTAAGCAATCATCACAGGCATATCCTCCATCATAACTGTTATACCACTCAGGTTTTCTTATCTCCCACCCGCAGAATTGGCAGATATCTTTCATTTACTTAGCTCCTCTCTCTCTTTAGTTAGTTGTATTAACCGTTCTGCTGCCACGCTTATCTCTCTCATATAATCAAAGCAGATACAATCATCAATTAAATGATCACCGCAGATAGGCCTTGACTTGCGTTCCATTATTCTTCCTCTCTCTCCTCTATAATTAAGTGAACGTTCGCTCACTCTCTCCTGCTATTGCTAGTAGGATACCACGCAAGCCTACCGTATACCGATAGGCTTGCATAGTAAGCCACTAATTAACAGCTCATTATTATAAT